AGTTATTACAAATACGGGTGTGACTTCTAATGTAGCGGGAACGGGTATTGGAGTTTCAAGTGGAACGGGAGCAGTGACTATTTCTAATAATGGCGTGACTTCTAATGTAGCGGGAACGGGTATTGGAGTTTCAAGTGGAACGGGAGCAGTGACTATTTCAAACACGGGTGTGATTTCAGTTGGGACTGGAACGGGTATTGGTAATACTGGAACTTCATCTGACCCAGTTATTACAAATACGGGTGTGACTTCTGCGGTGGCTGGAACGGCTATTGGAGTTTCAAGTGGAACGGGAGCAGTGACTATTTCTAATAATGGCGTGACTTCTGCGGTGGCTGGAACGGGAATAAGTGTTTCAAGCGGAACGGGAGCAGTGACTATTTCAAATACGGGTGTTAATTCTGTAAATGATGGAAGTTCTGGTGGTGTTAATTCTGGTATTACTCTTGGAGGAACTTCTACTGCTCCAACCATCGCTACAAACTTATCTGCTGGAACTGGAATTACAATCGCAAATGGAACTGGAACAGCTCGTTCTATAACCAATTCAAGTCCCGCATCATCAATCGCTATTACCAGTGGAACAAATATTTCTGTGACTGGAACTAATCCTACATACAGCATAGCAACATCACTCGCTCCGACTTTTAATTCAGTGACTATCGGTGGAACTTCAAATCCTACTAATTTTATAAAACCTTATCAAATCCAAGATGCGAGTTCATCAGTAGGTTCATCTGCGTATCTTTTAAGTTCACAAGGAACTGGTTCGGGAATAAGTTGGATTGTTCCTCCTCAATCCGCAGTTTATAAAGTAGCATCATCTACAAGTCTAACTACGTCTCCAACTGCTTATCTAACCAGTGCTGCTACACTTCTTTCAAAAGGAATAACAATTACGGCTTCATTATACTTTTCTGTTTCTACTATTACGATATCGCAAATCGTAATTACTGCTACTTTACTGGGAGGTAGTAGTGGAGCAACTACTTTGATGACGCAACAATTAAGTCTTCCACTCAACTCATCTGTGACTTACGCTTCTATGCCTATTTCTTGGCTTGATACAACTGCGGGAACAAATACTTATAAAATCAATTTGAGTCATACGGGAGGAGTAGCACAACCTCAAATCCTTGTTAATTCAAATATGGTAGTAGCAAACGCACAATAAATATATTGTTAAAATAATGGATTCTAATGCTTCTTTAATCAGTGGAGTAGGAGTAGGTTCAACTTCTACACTGATTTTGTATTTTGTTTACAGAGTTTTTATGGTTTTTAACGGGCATAGAGTTATTTCAAATTGTTGTGGACGGCGGGGGGAGTTGGGCTTCGTCGTTCGTGATATGCCTCCCCCAACTCCGCAAGAAGAAATGAAAAATCCTCCATTACGGGTTCTAAACGAGAAGGGTGAGCCAAAAGAAAATCTTTCCGTAATTGTTCCAGTAAAGCCAGAGCATCTTTCGGTGATAGAAACAGCATAATAGAATTATAAGCATCTTTTCCAGCACATTGTGGAGGTAAAGAACGAGACCGCACTACATTATCTAACCATCTTTCAATCCAGAATATTTCTGCTTGACTACACGATTGTTCGGTCAAATCGCGTCCTACTTTTGTAGAGATTTTAGGTTTTAAAGCCTTAAACTTCTCCAAAAAAGTTTCTTCGGTTTCATTCTTTTTAGGTTTCCAATCTTTATTGAAAGGAGAAGAATAGTTCATTATCTTTTGTGTATTATAATAAGATGTCGCTTGAAGAAGTGAAGGATTACCCGTTAAGTGATGCGGATATTCGCACTATTTTAGGACGAGATATTAGTATTCTTACATATCCCGACCTCGCTCAAATGAACTCTATTGATGAATGTTTTGATGATAAAGGACGCTGTATTCTATTGTTTTTAACATCAAGTCCTACGGAAGGACATTGGTGTTGTTTATTAAACAAACCAGACGGCATTCATTTTTTTGACCCGTATGGTGATACACCCGAAAAGCAATTAAAAGATATTCCAAAGTCTCGTTTAGAAGAATTAAATGAAGCCCAACCTTATTTGACTGAATTATTAAAGGCTTCCAGACGTCCAGTTTTTTACAACACTCACGATTTTCAAAAAGATAGTAGTAAAATCTCAACTTGCGGTCGTCATTGTGTAGTTCGGTGTCTTTACGCACCTTATTCATTAAAGAAGTATAAGAGCATCATAGATGGAAGTGGTATGTGTGCTGATGATTTCGTGAGCGGTTTAACATACGATAAATTGCGGAAGTAAAATCTTTCACATACACAAAGATGTATTCGTCGAGTTTTCAGTCGATAGGGCAGAACCCGAGCGGACCCGATTACCTCTACTATAACGCGGACATTATTAGCAACAATACTGATAATGTGGGGACGCAGTCTGGTCTTGCTCTTCGTGACCCTCAAATCGTATTCAACGAGACTCGTGATAGTGCTTTGATTCGTGATGCTTCGCAATACTATTTCAGTATCGTGCGATTTACGATGAATGGTCCAAATAAGGATTTGCCTTTATTCATTCCCTCAATCCAAGAAGGCACGGGTCAAACTAATGAGAACTTGACTGTTTATTCTATGTCGGTAGGTTTCGAGCAGAGTTTTATTACGGGAAGTCCTCCTACACAAACAACTACAACAGTCGTGGCTGTTCCACAAACTCGTTTTATTGAGTATGTCCCCGATACGCAGAACAAGACTCTTGCTCCTACTCCTACTTCTTTGGCTGTATTAGGTTTCGCGGGTCAGTATTCTAATTCAGTTGCTTACCAAGTAGGAGCGTATGTGACTACGAGCCCACAAGACCCCATTAAACAAAATTATCCAGATGGTCCGTTTTACTCTCTTCTTCCGCAGAACCAATGGTCGCCCACCTCCGCCTACGTTGCGGGAAGTGCGGTTCAATACCAGAACTCCTTTTTTTATACTCCTACGTCTATTCCCGCTTCTCTAACCTCGAACCCGAACCCGACTGGATTAGGTTCAACTTGGATTGCTGGAACACCCGTATCCCCGTCCCCATTCGCCTTCTCCAACCCCGCAAACTCCCCTTATTGGACGTTAGTGACTTCTGATGAAGGAAACGCCCAAGACGTTTCAACTCGTTATTATTGGGTGTATAGTTTCCAGCACTGGGTAGATTTATGGAATCTTACAATGTTTAATCCCGCTGCCTTAACGGCTTCCGCATCATCATCAACTCGCCCAACTTCTATTTGTGCTTACCAAGACACTTATTATGCTTTTTACGATGCGTGGGTTCTCAACCCCGCCCCCGCAGTGACTTTTCCTTATCCTACTTTCCAAGATTTTGTGAACTCAGTCTATCCTCCTCAAATGGTTTTTAATAAGGGCGAGTTTACCTTTACTATTTTTGCTGATACGAATGGTTTTGGTCCTCAACAAATTGTTCCCTACGCCCTCGNCTCNACGCCCTCNGCCCAACGTCCTTTTGCTCGTCTCTTTTTTAACACGAATATGTTTGGTCTTTTTAACAACTACGACAATACTTTCTTTAATACGCCTACCGCTGCGGGACAAGTATCCACGAACCCTCTACTCTATCAAGGCTACGCAATCCCCGATGGTTATGTGAATGAAATCTTATTCCCGAACAAGTTTTATCAGAACCTTGTAGATTTCCGCAATTCACCTTATTCAGTAGGAACGCCTCCGAGTGGATATGTGACGGGTCAAGCACTCGGTTCAAAAGTGTTTGTGAAAGCAGAACAAGACTTTTCGAGTGTGGATAGTTTATGGTCTCCTATTTCCTCTATTGTATTCACGAGTGGTCTACTCCCCGTGAAGTCAGAGGCAACGGGAGAGCCAGTGGTCTATGGTAAGGACAATGTGGGTNTAAGCACTGCGACGGCGAAGTCTGCCTTCCAACCTATCGTGACGGACATCGCCCTCAATCTGGGACAAACGGGTGGTGCTGCGAACTATCGTCAATTCATCTATTTCACCCCCTCCGCCGAGTTTCGTCTTTCTGATTTCGCAACTTCTAAACAAGATATTCGCAACATTGATATTCGTGTATGGTGGAAGAACCGATTGGATAATCAACTATATCCTCTACAAATGTATAATTTGTCGTCTGTATCCATCAAAGTGATGTTTAAGCACAAAGACGCCCCCGAAGGAAAAGCACCTACTCCTCAATAATTTCGCCCAAAAACTTTCTTCTTCTATAAGACATAAAAGATGAGTGCGGACATTGAGAAACTCGCCGTATTCGACAGCCGTATCGTCCAATCTCGTCCCAAGTATGCGGTGGAGAAGGGTGCTCTCTCACTGACGAACGCTCCTTTTAACGCTATTGCTGCGACTTCCTCCCAGCACACCTACAACATTTACGTGCCTTCCGAGAACGTTTATGTCGACCGAGCGGTAGAGTGGTCCTCGACGGTGTTTATGAACTTTGTGGCTTCATCTGCTTCTCTACCTACGGCGGGACAGCCACTCGTCCAGTATGGTAAGGACTGGTCGCTGTGTGCCTTTCCTTTGAACTCGCTGTGCTCTACGATGACGGCAACTATTAACGACACTACAAGCGTGATTAACTCGCAAGATGTTTTGAAGGAGGTTCTGCGTCTTACGGATTACCGCAAGAATCGTCTTCAACGCACTTGCCCTACGATGATGGATAGATACGTGTCTTACAACGACGCCAGTGGTGCTATTAACAACCCTCTGGCTGGTTATGAGAATGCGGTAGATTACGATAATGTGCCTAATGGTGCGTGGTATAACGTGGTCTACACGGACAACACTGGTTCTCCTCTTGTGGGCGGAACTCTGGCTGCCCCCGTAAATCCCGCTTTTACTGGTGCTCTGTATTGTGCTGCGAACGGCGTTCCCACCGCCCCTCTGACTTGGTCGGCTGTTGTGACCTATGTTGCGGGTCAGTTGGTATATTATTCTGGTTCTTACTATGTGGCTGTGACGCCCGCTGTTGGAGTTTCTCCTACATCGGGTCCGTGGACTCCTTTTACGTATTCATCTACGGCTGCTGTTGGTGCTATTACTTATTATTTCCGCTGGGGCTCTACGGAGAAGTTGGTGCTGTCTCCTTTCACTTTTAGTGACGTCCACGAGTGGGATACTGGACTCTTTGGAATCAACAACATACAGCTCATAATGAACCTCCAACCCCCGTCTCGTATTGTGCGTTCTACGACTGCTTATGGTTGGGCGGTAAGTCCTCCGTCGTTCCAGCCCGTCGCCTTCACCAACTCTCGTGTGAACGTCCAGTTTTTGACGCCGTCGCTTGATGTGCCTCTTCCTCCGAAGTCGGTCGTTCCCTATCTCGAATATCCTCGTTATATCACGGCTTCAAGCCAAGCCCTTAACGCGGGAGCGACTCTCCAAATCCAGTCGCAGACGATTACGCTTCCTCAGATTCCCGACCTTTTTATTATGTATGTGAAGCCCCAAGGCTACTTCACGACTTCGGGTAATGCCCCAGTGGCGGGTTCAGTTGATACGACGCAAGGAGATTGGTATTTCCCCGTAGCGACTAACGCGGACGGCGTGCCGAACCCGTTAAATGTAAATTTTGACAATTTTTCGGGGCTCCTCTCTTCGCAGACGGCGGAGCAACTTTATGCGATGTCCGTAAAGAATGGTCTGGATATGGACTTTAATGCGTGGGCGGGTCAAGCCCATTCTGTCCGTCCCAGTTCAGTTGGTTCGACGGGCACGAATGCTACGGGTGGTGCGTCGGCGGGTCGTGTGCCGACGGTGGGTGGTTTCCTTGTGTTGAAGCCGAGCCAAGACATTACTCTACAAACGGGTCAAGCACCTTCACTCGTAGGAAACTTCACTTTCCAGTTCAACCTAACAATCAAGAACAACACGACTACGAACTTTACGGGTGGTGTAGTGCTGTATGTGATTACGGCGAACTCGGGTTTCTTCGAGAGTATCCGCGGTTCATCGCGTATCATCAAGGGTGTGTTGTCCGAGCAAGACATCATCTCTGCCCCTCTTGCCCCGCAAGGCACTCGCGATATGCTCCAACGCTATGTGGGTGGTCGTGGTTTTATGAGTTCAATGGCGAATGTGCTGTCGAAGGCGAAGGACATTTACCACCAGACGAAGCCCGTCGTGTCTGCTATTAAGGGTATGCTTCCCGAGTCTGGAACGATGGGAGCGATTAAGCGTGGAATGAGTGCTATTGGTTATGGTGATTCGTCGGGTGGTGGCGCTCCGTCTGGTGGACGCCATCGTCGTGGTTTGGAGGCACGACTGATGTAAAACTTTCTTCTTAACCTATTATAAGAAATGAGCGTATCAACAATTTTTGATGGGTCGCAATCAATTACTTCTTTACTTCTTCCGAATGGTGGAACATCGAAGTTTGGTTCTATTAAGGCTAATGAGATAGTGACGGCAGCGAACTTTGTGGGAACTACGTCTACTACTTCAACTTTGGCTGGTCCTCTATCGGCTCTTACATTGACGGCTACGACCGCTACGCCTACAACAAATACGGGCTCTGCCTCGCTGACGGCGGGTCTGGCTTCATTAGGACTATTAACTTCTGGGTCATTGGGTTCTGTTGCTCTTCCAGCAACGCCCAATAATTTGAATATATCACAATTCATTATTGGAGACCTTCGTATAGTGTATGGAACTGCGTTTAATACAACTGGGGGAACTCTTACAACTTTACCTATTAGTTTTGATTCTATTCCAGCAAATACTCTCCCTTTTCAAAGCCAAGTTGGACTTTTTCCTATTATTGGAAGTTCTTTATGGTATTCCTATTCTCTCGTAGGAACTTTTCCTACTATTACTTCTACAAGTGTTACTAATAATAATATAAGTTTGATTGGAAGTTTTGCTAATAATTCAGCAGTGTCTTTTATCGCAATTGGTAAGGCTTTATTTTGAAAACCAAAAGGTCAGAGTAAATACTC